TAATTGGTACAGAAATGCTGTATCATTAATTGCAGATAGAACAAGCCCTAGTGAATTGTTTGCCTCTGGTAAATTATTAGGTAGACCTAGTGCTGGTCGTATGAGTATGTTCTTCTATGACCCTAAAACAAAAGCACGATTACCTTATTATGACACATTCCCATTAGTTTTACCCATAGAACCAGCAAAAGGTGGTTTTATTGGTTTAAATTTTCATTATTTGCCTTATGGTGCTAGATTTGCATTTTTACAACAATTACAATCATATGCTAGTAATGGAAAGTTTGACCAATCAACAAAAATTCAAGCTTCGTATAATGCAATAAAGAACAATAAATATACAAAAGCAAGTATTAAGAGATATTTGTACTCTCATGTAAGGTCAAACTTTTTAAGAGTAGATGTAAATGAAATGGCATTAGCAGCTTATCTACCTGTAGCACAGTTTCAAGGTGCAACAATTGGTTCTGTTTTTGCAAAAAGTAGGAAAACATTTTAATGGCAATTTTAAGAGGCGGTAGAAGAATAGGAAATTTTGATATCAGACTTGGCTTGCCAAGAGATAAGTCATTGGTTGATGTAGCAGGAGACCCTAGACTACAAAGACAACCTGGTGGTTCTGGTGTTTTGCAGAGATTTCAGGCACAGATAAATCAAGGTGAAGGTATGGCAAGACCAAATAGGTTTTTGGTCATAATTAATCCACCAGCTAGAGCAAAACTTTCAAATGCAGAACTTTTAGCAAGTGAGTTTGGTGGTAGTAGTGCAGGTACTAATAATGATTTAGAAAGTCTTGTTACAAGAGAAAATATACAAATGATGTGTAACAAAATTACCATGCCTAGTAGAGATGTTAATACACAACCAGTTAGAACTTATGGACCTAAAAGAGAAATGCCTTATGCATACTCATTTAGTGGTGAAGTAGAAGCGACATTTTTTGGTGATAAGTTTTTAAGACAGAGATTATTTTGGGAAAATTGGCAAAAAAAGATTTTTAATAATGAAACTCACGACATGAAATATTATGATGAATATGTCGGTTCAATAGACATACTTCAATTAGGCCAGTTTGACGCAAAAGGTGATGATGACGCTAGAGTTACATATGCAGTAAGATTGTTTGAAGTGTACCCACAAACAATTAGTCCTATTGAATATGCATATGGTAATAATAATGCAATTGTAGAGGTACCAGTTACATTAAACTTTAGAACATGGAAAAATTTAACTATAGACGAAGTAAACAAAGCAACTATAGGTGACGCAGTTGGTAATAAACCAACTATAAAAGCAAGTACAGATTTTGGATTGTTTGGTGGTATATTAAGCAAACTGCCTCCTGAAATTAGAAGAGCGGGCAGAGATGTATTACAAACAACTAGAAGAAATCTACCGATAGGTAGAGTAACAGGTGGTAGATTATTTCCACCTTTTGGTTAACAACAAGGAGATAATATTATGGCATTGCCAGTATTGGAAACAAATACTTTTGAATTGACATTACCTTCAAGTGATGTAAAAGTAAAGTTTAGACCATTTCTTGTAAAAGAAGAAAAAATCTTATTACAAGCAATGGAATCGCAAGAACAAAAACAAATAGTGGGTGCATTACAAAATATTGTTAATGTATGTACATTTGGACAATTAAATGTAGATGAGTTACCAACATTTGATTTAGAATATGTATTTTTACAAATAAGAGCTAAATCAGTTGGTGAGATAGCAAATCTAAAAATTCTATGTCCTGACACTAAAAAAGACTATGCAGAGGTTGAAGTAGATTTATCTACTGTAGATGTACATGTAGATGATGAACACACAAACAAAATTATGGTAGATGAAGCGAGAAAAATACAAGTGTTGATGAAATATCCAACATTAGCTTCAGTTGACCCTACAAAGGATTATAGTAAAGGTGACACAAAAGCACTTTTTAATGTTATCGCAGAGGGTATCTATCAAATCATTGAGGGTGAACAAGTACATCAAGCAAAAGATTATTCAAGAGAAGAACTTGACAAATTTATTGAAAGTTTAGATAGTAAATCATTTAAAAAAATACAAAAATTTTATGAAACTATGCCTAAATTAATGCATGAAATTGAAGTTGAAAACCCTAAAACGAAGGTAAAAAGTAAGATTACATTATCGGGTCTTTCTGATTTTTTCGGATAGCCCTATCACATGACACGCTTGAAAACCATTATCAAGTGAATTTTGCGTTAATGCAACATCATAAATATTCATTAACCGAATTAAATGATATGGTACCGTGGGAAAGGGAGATATATGTAAACTTGTTGATTGCATATATCAAGGAAGAAAAAGAAAAAAGAGAACGAGAGAGGAAGTAATGGCTGAAGAAATAAAAGATGTAAAAATCGCAACGCCAAAACAAAAGGTGTATGTTGATTTAGAAGTAGATACTTCAATCAAAGACCTTGGTGTAAATCCATATGCAAAATTGATACATATGGCAAGAGCTGTTGACGCTTGGAGAATATTTCCAAGACTATTCTTAACAGTTTATATTATATTGTTATACAAATGCGTAATATGGTATATGGACTTATCTGCTCCGACTATGGAACAGAGTGGGTTAATCAGTATCGTTGTTGGTGCTGGCGCTGCCTGGTTTGGTCTATACACAGGAACTAGTAAGAGTAAGAAATAATGGATTGGGTAACAGCAGATTTATTACAAGTAATCAATGAGACAAGTTGGTTTGATGGCATTGGTACAATAGTTGTATTACTAGGTGCATATGCTGTTTACAAATACATCAATAAAAGGTTTAAATAGTGGCTGAAGAAGACAAACAAATAGGTACAGCTCTAGCAGTTGTAGAAGAACAACAAAAAGTTGTTGGTAATGCATTAGTAGCTGCTTCAGGTAGTGCTGTACTAGCAGAAAACACCGATAGCTCAACACAAATATTAGAACAAATTAGAGATATACAAGTTAGAACTTTAAGAGGTATTAGTGAAATTGCAAAAGGTATAAAAGATATATTTGACCTTGATAAGTTGCAAGACAGACGAGAAAGAGAAGGCGCAACTGAATTAGCTAAAGAAAACCAAATGCCTGAACCACCAGGTCCTGCTGGTGAAGGCGATGTATCTGAACAAGAAGCTGATAAAAAATCAGGTGGTATATTTGCATTTTTAGGTGGTTTACCAGGTGCCGGTCTATTTAAAAAAATGTTTGCGCCTATTATGGCATTCTTTGGTAAGGGTGGATTACTTGTTAAACTGTTTGGTAAGTTTGGACCTCTTGGTGCATTAATATTAGGTTTCACATTAGTTTACAAATATTCAGATGAGATAGCAAAGGCATTAGCTCCAGCATTAGATGGTATTAAGAAATTAATACCAAAGTTAAAACCTCTTACTGATTTCTTATTGATGGTTGGTGATTTCTTAATTAAAAATATTTTAGAGGGTCTTGGTAGTGTAATGAAATATATAATTGACGCAGTAACAAGAGTTGTTGATGGATTTAAAATGTTATTTGATGGTGATATATTAGGTGGTTTAAGTGAAATATTTGGTGGTTTATTTGATTTTGTACTTGCAATACCAAAAGCCATATTAGAAACAGTAATTAATATTTTATCACCATTGGCGACAGCAGTAGGTGAATTCTTTACAAATTTATATAATGATATTGTAACTTATGTTACAGATGTTATAACTAGTATTGGTAATTGGTTTATTTCATTAAAAAATAATATTGTACAATTTTTTGTTGACGCATATGAAACTGTAAAAACTACTATTACAGACGCTGTTAATGGTGCATTTACATTTTTTGCAGATATATTTAATTCTATTAGTGATTTCTTTAGTGATAGTTTTAATAAAGTAAAAGATTTTATAACAGGATTACCTGATAAGATATTGGGTTTTGTTAGTAACATGTTTAAACCTATTACAAACTTTTTTACTAGTATAGGTAATAGAATTAAAGAAGCAATAAACGGTATTGTTGACGCATTACCATTACCTGATTTTGTTAAAGATAAAATGAAATTTAATATTACACCAACACAATCAGAATTAGATGAGGTTTCAACAGGTGACGCTAGCGTTGCTGAAAAGATTGCATTAGACGAGGCAAAAGGTTTAGAGACCATTGCTGGTAAATATCAATTTAAAGACGGTGTATTACAACAAAATGGTCAAGACTTTAGAGCTTTTGGTGCTGGTTTTGCAGAAAGAGTCGCTGAAGAAATAGGTTCTCAAGCGAAAGTGGCATATGATAAAAAAAATAAAAAATATGTTGTTGTAAAACAAGATATGTCTTTAGGTGAAAGAGGAGGAACTACAATACAAAGTCCAGATGTAGATATGACAGACATTATAGGAACAGGTAATACAACAAATGTTAAGTTACCAGCAGGTAGTATACCTGATTTAGCAAATGATAATCAAGGTGCAATAGTGGTTAACAATAACAATTATAACACAAGTAATAGCTCAGTTGCAAATCAAACAGATGTTCACTCAGGCAAACTTGACACAGGCATTGACCCTTATTTTGATAAGAATGCTAGCAATATAAGTGCTTAGTATTGACCAAGGTCCTTTTCGGTAATAATTTTAAATTGCATACCATTATCTTCACAATAAGCTTTAGCTGCATTCCACTTGGCTTGGTTTTTAATATACTCAAATGACTCACGCATATATGCTTTTGATTTATTTGATTTTGGCGGTTTGGGTTTCACTGCTTGCCGGGAGGGTTTTATCTCAATCATGTACTTATCATTATTCACCGTCTTTACAACAAAGTCAGGAAAATATCGGTGATATCTTTTGTCTAGCGGGTTATAATATCTAACAGGTAATTCTTCACTTGCCCAAAATTGTATATCTTCATTCAAGTCACAATAACGCATGAATCGTCTTTCTAATAGTGACCTATAGACAATTTGTTTGGTATTACCTATGTATTTCTTGGGATTGGTTGGTCTGTATAAACCTTTATAACTCTTTCTCATTTATCACCTATAATCTATATAAATATTACTAACTAAGGATTATTTATACATGGCATTTAGTAAACTAAGAAACTCACTATCAAACCTATCAACACCATTTTTGTCAAATGCGTTAAACAATTTTACACAAATGAATGGTGCTAAAGACGCAGGTAAGGTAGCCGCTCAATTAAGAAAAAAAGGTCCTTTTGATATTGAAGAGGCACCATCACAAAAGTTAATTGAAAATCCATTATCATTTAATCCTGTACAATATCCTTTAGATTTAAATGATAACGGTCAAGGGCACTATATGTTATTTGAATCTGGATTTGTAGGTTATAGTCCACAGACGAGTGGATTATTAGATAAAGCTGGTAGACAAAAAAGAGATAGAGTTACATCTAAATTAAGTAACAAATCTATCACAACAGCTGCTATTGCAATTTATATGCCAAATAGTATTAAGGCAAGTTATTCACAAACTTACGAAGGCGATACTTCAGGTGTTGCAGGTGATTTAGAAGCAGTCAAAGGAAGTATAGAAAAATTAAATAATGCAGGTGGCGGTCCTCCAGGTTCAAGTATGTCGTCTGAACAAATTAAAGCGGCTTTAAGTGGCGCTACAGGTATGGCAATACGACAAGGTAAAAAATTAGTAGGTGAATTAGTTAGTATGGCAGGTGCAGGTGACCCCGTAAGATTTTTACAAAAGAGAAGTGGCAATGCATTAAATCCTAGAAATGAACAATTTTATGATTCGCCTGAATTTAGAAGTTTCTCATATACATTTGATTTTTGGCCTAGAAATAAAGCAGAAGCAAAAGCAGTATCAGATATTATAACAATATTTAAATACAATTCAGCACCAGGTTTAAAAGGTTCAGCAGGTGCTATATTTGAATTGCCTAATTACTTTAAAATTAGTTACATGCATAGAGGTGAAGTAAACACAAACTTAAATTTAATATCGGCATGTTATTGTCAAGGTGTAGATGTTGATTATGCACCTGATGGTCAACCAAGTTTCTTTGAAGATGGTCAACCTGTTCATACAAGACTTTCAGTTAACTTTATAGAAGATAGAATTATAACTAAGAATGATGTTATTGAGGGAGCATAATGCCGTATTTTAACGAATTTCCAGTCATCAATTATAACTTATCTGGTGTAAATGGCAACACAAAAGAAATTACCGATATATGGCGTAGAGTGAAAGTAAGAAGTAAGATAGCAAACAATGTTGCCTTATTTGATAAGTTTGATGTGCCTGAGGGTGATTCACCTGAAACAGTTGCGTATAAAGTATATGGTGACGCAGAATATTTTTGGGTTGTAACACTTATGAATAATATTGTCAATAGATATTACGACTGGCCGTTAGATGAATATAACTTCCAACAATATGTCGAAGATAAGTATGCTAATCCTGACGCAGTACATCATTATGAGATTACACAATCAAGTGGTAAACAAACAGGTGATGGACCAGCTGATTACACACACAAGGTAGAATGTAATGCTACAGAACCAGGCGCAGAATCAGTATCAAATATAGAATACGAAAGAAGATTACAAGATAAGAAGAGGCAAATTAAATTGTTACAACCAAACTATTTAAATAATTTCATAGATGAGTTTAGAAGACTCATAGTACAGTAATGATATGGCACAAACCGATAGAGATGTATTTGATAAAGTTGGTCAGTATAACCTTGACGAGATAGCAATTATTTCATACAGATTTGCTGAAGACTCACTTCCTAGAAGAATAGACATAAAAGGTATATTATATAACTTTGAAATTGCCGAAGATATGTTATTAAATAACATTGTCGGTTCTGCTATTGTTTATGATATGCAGGACATTAGGTCAATTCTTCCGATTATTGGTCTTGAAAGACTTTCACTTAAATTTAATTCACCAGGTTTACGAGGTTATGATTACACCGAAGACACAGGTGTACCGTTACAGATATACAAGATTGATAAGGTAAGAAAAGACCCTAAAAATGAAAAGGCACAGTTATACCAGATATTCTTTTGTTCACCTGAGATGTATCATAATGCTACCACAAAGATTTCAAGAGCTTATGCAGGTCCGATTGAGAACGCAGTATTAGATATTGTAAGAAACAAATTAAAATCTAAAAAACCATTTTACTTTGAACCGACAGCTACCAATGCCAAGTATGTAATACCAAATTTAAAACCATATGAGGCAATCAATTTCTTGTGTACGCAGGCAAAGAGTAAAAAATATAGAAACAACGCAGGTTACAAATTCTTTGAAACATCAGAGGCGTTTCACTTTAGAAGTATTGACTCAATGATGGGGTATGATGGACAATTAAGTGAAATATCACCAAAGTGGAAATATATGTCAATGATTACCTCTATTACCGAAGACGCCAAAAGACCTGAATTAAAAGATATTGAAAGAAGATTATCAAGTGTAATTAAGTATGAATTTGATAAACCAGTTGATACATTAGAAAATATTACAAATGGTTTTTATGCCAATAAGTTAACAATACATGACGCATTTAACAAAACAATTAAAACGGTGACCTATGATTATAATGAAATAGGACCAACTCAGGCACATACAGAAATGAATAGTAATCAGTTTGAAAATAAAGGTCTATTATACCCACAAGACGGAAGTGGTAAAGGTGTTAAATTTTCAGATACAAATAAGTCATTAACAGAATTATCAGACGCAAAAACTATGGTGGTAACCGAAACAAGTAAAGTACATAATGATTACGAATTTACACCAGCTAGTGAGTTATTACCATTAATGACACACCAAAAACAGTCCATGCGTAATATGAACTTATCACTATTAGTACATGGAAATACATTAGTAAACGCAGGAGATATTATTACCTTTTCATCACCAATACAACGACCAGATGAAACAGAGAATAATCCCTATACAAGTGGTAGATATGTAGTAATGGCGATTAAACATGTGGTCAATGTAGAATCACAAAGGCATGAAATGATACTAAAATGCTTCAAAGATAGCGTTAGGAACGCATATCCGACAGAGGAAGACGCATTAAATCAACTTGGTAAGGGAAATATTACAAATACAGATATATACCAAGTACAACGAGAAAGTGCAGAGAATTAAGAGAGTCCGGCGCTGAAATGGTAGCTGGCCTCCAATGAGAATATGAGAAAAAAACAAACAGAGAAATATGTAAGAGTAACAAGTACAGGACATGCTGAGGGAGATATGTTAGGACAAGTATTAA